TAGATTTCTATGCTATAATAGATAATATTGTTTAGCATATATGACGACTGAATTTAATTTGATAAGAAGATATAGGGGTGCTTTCACTTCAGATGAGTGTAAAAAGATAATAAAGTATATTGATAATTTTGAAGATAATAATATATTAATACACGATGATAGCAATCTTCATCGAGTTGACCATAAAACAATTAATATTTCTTACAATTTTGATTTCCCTGCATATAGTCAGTTGACAAGCGATATAATGCCCAATTTTAAACCTTGTGTAGATGAATATTTGCAAGCATTTAGTATTTTAAATGGATTTAAGTGGTTATTATACGATCTTAAAGTTAAAAAGATACCAATCGGTGGAGGATTTCATCAATGGCATTTTGAGAATGGTTCAATCCCATACAGTCAAAGAAAGTTTGTAGTTCAACTGTACTTGAATGATGATTTTGAGGGTGGAGAAACAGAATTTTTATATCAAAATCGTAGAGAATTAGCAAGAGAGGGTGATGTTATAATTTTTCCAGCTGGTTATACGCACACACATCGAGGAAATCCACCGATAGGTAATACAAAATATATTGTGACATCTTGGGGATTGATACAGGATAGTGAGCAATGATGCAAATTTTTAATATTTTCCCTACCACATTATACGTGTCAGAGATTGATAAACATGAAGAATATAAAAGTAAATTCTATAAACTATATTCAAAGTATGATTATGAACAAAAATCATTTCGAGATGGAGAGGAATGGTTTAATACGACAAGTGAAAATGCAGGTAATCCATTAATTCATTTAGAAGATAGTTTATCTGAATTATTTGAGGACATCATATACAACGTAAAAATTTATGTTCAAGATATTCTTAAATATCAGAATATTTTTGATTATGTAATCACAAAGAGTTGGTTATCAAGGTCAAGAGCAACTTATGAAAATATAAAGTGGCACTCTCACTCTACAAGTCATGTTTCATTTTCATATTACCTAAACACACCCCCTAATTCACATGATATTAAATTCGCCAATCCCCATAATACAAACAGTTTATTTGTGGGATTAAATAATAGTGATGTAAAGGATGGTGTTGCAGAGAGAAATGAATTAAACGCATCTACTTTTCATCTTAATCCAAAAGAAGGTTCGCTGATATTATTTCCTAGTGCATTAAATCATTGCACACATTGCACCTCTGATAAATTTGATGGTGAAAGATTAGCGATTGTTGGTGATGTCACTTTGGTTTACAAAGAGGATAGTGCAAACGATTATTCTATGGGTTATATCAACCCTAAGTATTGGAGGATTTATAAATGAAAAACTTATTTAAGATCATAAAATATTTACCTGATACTGGGCAGATTGTAGTTAGATATGCCCGTAAAAATACTCAAAGAGATATAGATGAATGTAACGCAAAAGCAGTAGATTTAGATAAACTAGATTTACATGACTGTGAATCCTTTTCAAAAAGTTTGATGAGAAGATATGGTGAAAATATTATTGATAGACAGGAGAATGAAATTGTAGGATTTAACAAGTCTGAAAAAATTTCTGGTAAATTAGATATAGAAAATTTAATTGGCAAAGTAGTTGAGGTTGATGTTGATGAGTACAGAAGAGAAGTAATTAAGATGAGGAGAGTAGATTTATGACTCCTAAAATAAAAAGATTAATAAAAAAATGTGAGGAGTTTTATATTTGTGCAGAATATGGAGATAAAGATGCTGTCGGGGTAGAGTATTCTGGTAGATTTACAATGTACCAGTATATAATAAGTGGGACTACAAGCTTCAACCTGATAGATGGTGATAAATTAATTCAAGAAAGATACTCAAGAGAAAATGAACTTATTGATGTAAAAAAATATTTAAATGATCGACTACTTGTAATTGCAGAAGAAGATATGTTCATGGTAGGTTTTAATACATTAGATAGAAATGTAGATTGGAGTGGTAAGTTGGTGAAAGATAATTTTATAGGTGATGATAAAAGTTGGTTAATTTGTTTTGATGGATACCCAATAGTCAACGACCAAGAACTTAAAAGATGGGATTATGCAAAACTAGAAAATAAAGAGTATAATGTAACTATTAATAATGGTGTAGTTGGTGTATTTACAAAATTATGATTGTAGATAAAATTATAGAAAATAAAGATAAAGTCCAAAACTTTTTAGATAATCTAAATTGTGATGCAGATAAGTGGTTTGTATTTAATTGTGCAACTGGAGATAATCCTACACTTAGGAAGTTCTCGCATAGAATGAGTTATCGTATTATGAACAACAATACCGAAAAATTTAAGTGTAGGTTTTTATATTTAAAAATAAAAAAAGATATGAAGGTGACTTGTGATCATTACGATGCGATAAGAGTTGAAGATATGGATATTGAGAGAGAAAAGTACGATGATATTGGTGATAGTTACTTAAGAAAAGATTTGTTTGGTGAACTCTCTGATTTATTTTCGGATGATAAAATATACACAGTTCATTATATTGAAGCATTAGGAGGAGTAGATCCACATCGAGATCCGTGGATTTACAATACAGATTATAAGAATATTATATTCTATGACAATCTGCCAGAAGATGCTAAATTAAAAATAAATGGTGACAATATTTTAATTAATTCACCCCAACAAACTAATTTTGGAAATGATATTCATACATATCAGTTTAAGACCAGACCATTTCCTTTAAAGATATTACATATAGATTATGAAAATTAATTACGCAGATACATCAAAACTAGATGTGTGCAATGAACTTGAAAAAAACTATCAATTAATACTGAATGATTATCTATCTTTCAATTTTAATTTTATTGAAAATAAAAGTCGTGATGAAAACTATAAATTCTTTGAATATGGACATAAAGCAGCTTTGTATATGGCAAAGATGAGAGATACAGGGATAAATTGGAACAAAGCTAATTTTGGAACTTATAAAAGAACAAATAGTTGGTATGGAATACAAGTTAATAATCAAAATGTATGGGAGGGTGTACTATTAACCACAAAAGGAAAGAAAAAAGAACTTAAAAATACACCAATAGGTGATGAATTTTTTAAATCCACTACAGAGTTGTTAAGAATATATCCAGAGGTTACATCTATTATGGTTGCTAAGTTGACATCTGGTAGAAAATTACCTGCACATAGAGGTGATAAATCAATAAAAAGAATACATTTAGGTTTAATAGTGCCAGAGGGTGATATAAGTTTTAGAGTTAGGGGTGAAGATAAAAAATGGGAGGAAGGAAAATGCCTTGCATTTAATGACTTTTATGAACATGAAGCTTGGAATAATACTGATCAAGATAGAATAAATTTAATTGTTGATGTGGTCAGATGAATTTACCAGAGTTTTATAGTGAATCTATAGATGTATGGAAAAAAATTCTTGGTAATGATTTACATTATCATGTTGGATGGGGTGAAGGAGATATTTTTTATAATGCAATTCAACACTTATATCAATTCATAGGTGAAAATAAAAAATTATTAGATTGTGGATGTGGTTGGGGAGGAAGTGGAAAGGTATTGAAACGGGATATGAATTGTGAAGTAACGGGTATTACTAATTCACCAGTACAGTATGATTATATTAAAAATAATATATCAATGAATGTTAATCTTATTGACCTATGTAATTACATACCCGAAGATAAATTTGATGTCGCAATATTTGTTGAGTCATATTGTCATCTCTCAAATGCAGGGAAGGTTTTATATAATATATCAGATGCAACGAATAAAATAATATTCAGAGAATATCACTTAAAAACAAATCAATATCCAAAAAGTTATGTTGACAGATGGTTTATGAACTTATACAGAAAGGATGAATTGATTTCACTTATGGAACAACTAGATTTTAAAGTTACTCATTTGGAGGAACACTATGATTATGCACTTGAACCAACACTAGATTTGTGGTATAATAATATTAGAAAACTAAAAAGAGAAGAGAAAACCAAACATATTCGCACACTAGAAGCTAGCACTAGATTTCTAAGAAACCACATTGATGAAGCATTAGAGACAGTTGGATTATCTACATTCGTATTTGAAAAATGACACTTAAAATCTCTGACAACGACAACACAATTAAAGATGAAATATTAAATGGTCAGTTCTGTAATAATATGTCTGACCATATATTACATCTTCCTTCGTTTATTGATAAAGACATTTGTAAGAGTGTGATGAACTCATTAGATAATCTTGAAAAAGATAATTCTGCACCCTATACGGATGGATTATTAAATGACGATGCAGATACTTACTTTGACCCAGACATAAAATATATTAATGATGTAAGAGATAAAATATTCATAGACGGACTTAAACAATATGCTAATAAAGTAAGGTCATTTAACTGGTCTTACTATGATACAAAGTCATTTCATTGTTCTGAAATGATTATAAGAAGATACAATAAAGGTTCAGAGTTTAAGTATCATCACGATGATATTATCGGAGAGATATTCCCACATTGGTTTTTAAGAAGACAAAATATATTAACTTGTAACTTTTATTTTAGTGATGCAAAAGATTATGAGGGTGGTGATTTAGTATTCACCTGTGGAAAAACCTTCCATCCATCTATGGGGGATATAATAATTTTTCCATCTAATTGGATGTTCTATCACGAAGTACAAAGGATAACAAAGGGAAAGAGATACTCAGGAACAGTATGGTTATATTATGGGTCAAGTAAAAGGATGCCAAATGCAAAGTCAAAGGATTGGTAATGATAAAGTATCAAATGTATGAGAGAGAATTGACTAAGGGTGGTGTGTATCAATATCATACTTGTGTTGATAAATTAGACGATTACGACATAGATTTATTTGATTATGAAATTAATATCACCCCCAAAAATGAAACTTCACCACATGATTATATCCATATATCATGTTTAAGGAAAACAACTGATGATTATGTGAGAAAAAGTGTATTGGATTATTTTAAGATACCCGTTAATTTTCCCGTTGTATATTTTACTAGAAAAATACCTTTCACACCTGAATTTAAGTGTGGTTTCTACCTGAATACATTTAAGAAATTTAAGTCAGCATACTTTCATCAAACATTATATACACTTAAACTGTTTAAGGGATTGTATAATGATATTATACTGGCAGGGGATTTTAGAGAAGATGGTAAATTCATAGATGATTCTATTAATATTGAGATTATGCCAATACAATCAAGGGAGGTTTATCTCAAGATACGAAAAATCTTGAATGAAATGTATAGCATAGATAATTTTGATACTTGTGATAATTTGTTTGATGATTACTCTATTGAAAAATTCCACTTTCATGTTAAAATAAAGTATGGTATCAATGGATTAGTCGTTAAATTTTATAATACCTACCCAGTAAATCCATTTCTTAATTATTATGATAACAAGAAAAAATTTAGATAAATTATATGATTGGGCAACTGGTAATTCTTTTCCATTAAAAAAAGCACCAACCAGTACCAACTACTCTAATAAGGACATCTATATCTGTGGATTAAAATTTGTTCGTAAGAATACTAATATCAAAAGAAATTTGATGACAAATGAAGTATATAATATTATTAAGGATGATGATATATTGTATGCAGTATATTCTATTTTTGCGGGTGGAACTATTTTAAGACCACATAAAGACCCTGATGTTTATAGTGCAAGATATAAAAGAATACAAATACCATTAAAAGTACCCGAAGGTTGCTATATGTTGTGGGGAAAGGAAAAAATTATATGGAAAGAGGGAGAACCACAATGCTATCCAGTTATGGACTATGTGCATCAAGCATCAAATCCTAGCGATAAACCTATAGAATTTTTATTTCTTGACGTAAAGATGGACACAGTTGTAGAACTGTCACATCCATCTGACAATTGATATACTATATGCTATAATAAGAGTAACAAAACAATCAGGACTAATCCAATGAACAAACAGGAATTGGTAAAGCAGTTGATTGAAGGTTGCACATCTGGATTGCCATACCAGATTAAATTTTATACGCAATACAATCAACCAGTAAAAATAATTGACGATACACTTGCAGAGGTTCTATCTGCTGCTATGAATGATACTATTTGTGGTGGTACAGGTGGAAGTGGTTGGGATAATGAAGATGGTGGAGAGGTTAAAAATTCATCTCACGTTCAATCAAAATTCTGTTCTTGTGGTAAGAAAGTCTCATTCTTTGCAGACGTTTGCCCACATTGCGGTGGCACTCATTTCAAAGCGAACAAAAATTCTACATCAAATAAAACTAATCCTCGTGATGGTAGATGGGGTATTGGTGCTAAGTCTCATTTCAAATGGCACGAAGGTTTAAAAGAATATCGTTTAACTTTGATTGAACCTGAGACTGATAAACCATCTTGTCGTAAGTTTCGCTACCGTTACTGGACAATTAGTAAGGATTCTCAACATTTAAACGCATACGCAAAAGCACAGTTGGATAGTGAGAAATCAAATCATATCAACTTTCAACCATTAAAAGTAGATTTCTACCTTAGTGAACCAGTATTGAAGTTTGATGGATACTTGAATGTAAATGAAAATAATACATCATTTGATTTTGATTATTTCAATCTTGAAAACACAACACCTGAGAGAATCCCTGCAAGATTTAGTGGTAAAAACTCTAAAGATGTGTTAGAATCAAAGAACTTCAACAAAGAACGTGGAGAGGTAGGTAGGAATTGAATTATAAGAATCAAGACTGTTTAGAGTTTCTTAAATCGTTAGATGATAATGTGGTGGATTTGATTTGCACAGACCCACCATACTATCGTGTAGTAAATGATGAATGGGATAATCAATGGTTTACAATAGATGAATACTATGATTGGTGTAAGAAGTGGATTAAAGAATTAGGTAGGGTTGCAAAGTGGAACTGTAGTTTTTGGTTATTTGGTTTTCCACAACAACTTTGTACTCTACTTCCATACATTGAAGATGCAGGGTTTACTTTCAGACAACAAGTAATAGTGAATAAAGGTATGCAAGCAGTTGCAGGGAGAACAAGTAGTAAATTAAAGATGTATCCTACCGCAACTGAATCAATATTCTTTTTTCATTATGAAGCAAGAGATTATATTAGAGACTTACTACAATCAGAGAGAAAGAGATTAGGATGGAAAGGTAATCAGGTTAATGGTTTCTTAGGTAAAGCAACTACAGGTGGTGGAACATTTGCTTGCATTGCATCAGAGAAGAAACCAAGAGAGCATCGTGTCTATCCTACGAAGGATGATTGGTGTAAGTTACAGGAGATTATGGACTTACCGAAGTATGAAGATTTAGTTTATACATTTAATATTCAAACTGGTCTTACAGATGTATGGAATGATATTAATTTCTATGACCGTAAAGTACAGAAGTTTCATAGCACACAGAAACCAATACCGTTGATTGAAAGAATCATTAAGACATCAAGTAATCCGAATCAGACTGTACTTGATATTTTTGGTGGGTCGGGTAGCACAGGTGTTGCGTGTAAATTACTTGATAGAAATTTCATAGGATGTGAAATTGATAAGACTTACCATCAGAAATCATCTGATAGAATTAATCAAACAGTTCCACAACTGTCACAAGACAATACCACACCTCTCTCACAACTGCTATAATAAAGACATCTAAAGAATACTATGCAACTAAGACCCCATCAAGAGCAAGCATTACAGGCAATGACCGACAATGATAAAGGACAGGTCATTGTTCCTACAGGTGGTGGTAAGACCATCTGTATGATTATGGACGCTATCAAGCAATATACTCTACATCAACACGCACTCGGTATATCTCAGACATTTGTTGTGGTTGCACCTCGCATACTTCTTGCAGAGCAACTATGCAAAGAGTTTATGGAAATGATAAACGAACAGGACGATGTTACACCTATGCACGTTCATAGTGGTAAAATCAAAGGTATGTTCAGTACAACTAATCCATTCCAGATACAGCAGTTTGTTGAGACAACTACAGGTAATAGACTTATATTTACAACATATCATTCTCTTCACAGAATACAGGAAAGTGGTATCAATGTTGATACTATCTACTTTGATGAAGCACACAACTCAGTACAGAAAAACTTTTACCCTGCGACTGATTACTTCTCTCAGTATGCACATCGTTGTTTCTTCTTTACTGCAACACCAAAACATAGTCGCACACCTTTCAAAGCGGGTATGAATGATGTTGATGTATATGGTAGAGTCATTTGTCAAATCCCTGCACCTAAGTTAGTCAAGCAAGGATACATTCTACCACCTAAAGTCAAGGTGTATCGTTCAAGAATACTCAAGAAAGATGAGTTGGTTGCAGACAGAGACAATGAGCAAATGATTGGTGCGATTGACAATCTTGATAAGGACAAAGTATTGATATGTGCAAAGTCAACCAGACAGATTGTAGGTCTTATTTCTCAAACTGATTTCGTACAACAGTTGGCGATTCGTGGTTACTCTTATATGTTTATTACTGCAAAGACAGGTGCGATGATTGATGGAGAGAAGGTCGATAGAGAGACTTTCTTTGATACCCTAAATCAATGGGGTAGGATGAACAAAAAGTTTGTTGTATTGCATCATAGCATACTCTCAGAGGGTATCAATGTCAATGGTCTTGAAGCAGTATTGTTTATGCGT